TATTTCGCTGTCGAATGTCATAAGGCTATCCCATGAATATGCTTTTACCTCCTGCCAGTCGGCAATAAGGTTTAATACCTCTTGCCAGGTGCGGTATGTAAAGATATATTCCACGGCTAAATGTGCAGGCTTTATAACCTCTATTGCGGTTTTAACATCCTCAATGCTTTGCGGAACACCCTTTTTGCTGATGAACTTAACGATAAAGGTATAATCGGTTGGCTGCTCTATAATATCAATCTCACCGTTAACAAAGGAATTTGCAACATTTCGTATCATATCCTTTGTAACAGTGCCTGTACCACGAAGGCGAGAGAGTATTTTGCCTCTTCGTGCCTCAGCTGATAGGTTGTTTCCAACAGGAATACCTAAATCTTGCTCATGCCGCCAAAGCTCTCTGTCGGTTAGCACAACAAAGAACTGATTTTCTGTATCTGTAACATCATTTGATAACTTGTCGCACTCAAGGTTAAGACCTTTGAATACTTCCTTCATTATAATTGAATTACGGTAATAGTTCGGCAGATATTGCGTTAAATCACTCATGCAAATATCACCTCACCCAGTACAGCAACCTCATTTTCCGCAATAGATATATTGTCAGTTCCCTCGTTCACGGTCAAATCCGAATAATCCATAACACCGCTAACGGATAAAATAGCACCTCCGATATGGGCATATGAGATATAGTCCTGCGTGAAGGCTGTGCGTTTTAGGTATGTTTCAATCAAACCTTTAATTTTAGGTGTTACCTCTTCAAGTAAAACATTGCTCTGCAGAACGAGAGTAGCGGACACATCTATCTCTATCGGCACAGCACTTTCAACCGTTACGCTTGCACCGATAGGTCGGCTTTGCTCAATTTTATCTGTTACTTCATCAATAAGGCTTGATTCTGCAACGCCACCGTTTGAGTTGATAATTATTACCTTTACAGTACCTGCTCCATTCCACAGTGGTAAAACCTTAACGTCACCAACACCAACCGCCTCTTTAGCCCAGTTAATATAATGATACTTATTGCCGCTTGAAACGGGTGCTGACACCTTATCAAAATACCTACTTCTCAGTTCATCATCCGTTTCGGCATCATATCCACCTGTTAGTGCCTCGGAGTTAATTACAGCGGTTATGCCTGATAAAGTGACCGGAAATGTCTTAATGCTACCAGTAGGAACATTGCCAACAGAGCCAGCAGTATCACACTGAACATTAACAGATATACTTCCACCCTCTGGTATTGTTCTACTTTCAAGGCAGGTGAATATATGGGTTTCAGATGAAACCTTATCACCAATATTTATTACAGCATTTGCATTTCCTATAATGGTTACAACCCCTTTTGCATAGGTAGCTGACTTCCTTATCAGACCTTGCTCTGCTACCTTTTTATCCAAATACGAACCCAAAGCAGTTGTTGCAAAGCCATTTAGCAGTATACCTTCAAGCTTTGTATATATCTGCTCAAGCTCAATAGCCAGTGGCTGTTGCGTATCAAAGAAAAAAGATCCTGCGGTCTTATCGTATTCGTTGCTTATTTGCTCCAACAGCCTTTGCAGTATCTGTTCCTTACTATCCCCCATTTAAATCCACCCCACTTTCAACCATTGTGCCATCTTTTAGCACCACTGTAAATTCTGCTGTTACTCCTGATATTTCCCTTGTTAAAACAAAATTGCTTACACCGCTTATATGAGGGTGCTGAAGCAATGCATCTTCAATCTCACGCTTAATCTCACTTTCTACAAAGGCAATATTGTAGTTTGTGCCGATAATTAGATCTTCAATACTTGTGCCGTAAGATAAACCTTCAAATACAGCATATCTGCCGTTTTCGGTGCGTAGGATTTTTTCAACCCATACCTTGATAGCGGTTGTATTATCGGCAATAACCAGTCTGCCGTCATTTACAACAAAGTCTCCCTTTGAAAAGTCAAACAAAAAAGACTTGCCCATTTGCACGGCTGTATTATCTACAACGGTTGCATTTGGCAAGTCCTGAATCTGTGGAAACATATTATTGAATCACCGTCCCTATTACTATAAATCTCTGCCCATCAGCATAAGGCAATAATATAACCTCTTTACCTATATCGCTGTATTCCTCGTTGTGTTGTAATGCTACGCACATCGTAAGATGAGAGCTGTCAAGAATTATTTTATCGCCAACTCGAACTTTTATAATCGGCAGTTCAATAATTCTGCCAAACAAGGGGCTGTAATCACCTTTATTTTCTCTGTCTTTTAACATTTTTGCAAGTTCTAACATACCGTTCATCGAATCAACTCCATCAAAAAAAGACGAAACCAGAAGTGAATCGTCTTGATTATTCGTGCTATATTCTATTCAGTAAATTGGAATTTATCTCTCCCGTTTCAGATAAACCATATCAACAAGCTGTTTCCCATCTTCAAACATTGGATGGTCATAGTTATCTGTAAAAAAGTTTTTTATTCGATGTGATTCCGTAAAACCACATTTATTATAAAAAGTAAGTGCAGAAGGAACGTCGCCCGTTCCGACAAGCATGGTTTTACAATCAGTGTAATGAGAGAACAAAAACTCTATCAGAATTTTCCCATAGCCTTTTCGCTGGCAATCAGGCTTAACCGCAATGTTCTTAATTTCATAAATGCCATCGGTTTCTTTTACAACAACGCATTCGGCTTTTATCCCATTGTTATCCAGTATAAACATTTCGCCGCGTTCAAGGTATTTATCTATCATATTTTCCTGTTCATCTGCCAGCAACAACAGGTCAATATATTCTTTTTTGATTCCTGAAACTTTTTTGATATCCACAAAACATACACCTCTAAATCAAATTTGTATATTATTAAATTCTACCATAAAGTCTTCAATTTGTCTATTGATATACTATCCATATTTTCTCAAATTCAATTTAATACAATGCACACCGTTCTTGATACTGTGGCTACTTCCTTCAATAATATAATCAGCATCATCAACCGTTATCATATAACCCGCTCTTGTATAACTATCCATAGCCTCGATTATCTCAAAACTAAACTGTTCCTTTATTTTTGACAGCTCATTCAGCTTATCTTGTGCAACTGTATTGGCATTTTCTTTATCGGGGTCTATTTTAACTACATCTTGTAACAACCCATATTTTTGTATAAGTTCCTCATTGCGAGCCAACTTCTTAACAGAAAACACATCGTCCTTTTCGGTAATAATTTTTATACTGTTTTTCATATCTTCAATTGATTTGGAGTTCGAAACATTTCCTCTTAAATCAGGCGAGTATATAAGCTGTGTGTTATGGCCTGAGAGCCTAAACTCAGGATACGCATAAATACTTCCTATCTTATACACTCTCAGTCCCTTAGGTGTCACATCAAAGTTATATCCGCCACCACACAGCTCTAATATATCATTTAATATTTCCGAAATGGTTTTATCAAAATATATTTTTGTAATCTCTGTTTTTAGCTGTGGAATGCTGTCAATATCAATATTAAAATCACTGCATATCTTGCGTATTGCCTTGTATGCAGGCATAGAATTAAACTGATAAGTTTCCTTTGATTTATTAAGATACCAACCGAAATCACAAACAGTGTATTTATTTACTTTTAAATCACCATCATCTACAGTAATAATGATACCTCTGAATATTTCAGTATTTGTAACAAGCCGAATTATACTTCCAAGCTGCGGAGTATATAAATTCATATATGCTGCATCTGTTTTGGCTACTTCAAATGACATTGTAGTGGCAAGCTCTGCTATGGTGTTCTGCCATGTCAGACCACCCGTATAATTTGTTATCTCTATATTATCTGCATAAAGATTCATATCAATTTCACCTCACCGAGGGTTAATGAATAGTAAAGATCACCATCTTTTTTTATCGTATATTCAAAATTCTCAACACTTACCGCCATATTTATCGGCGTTTCCGTTATTATAAGCCTTATGGGCAGTTTTTGCAGTATCCAGGTATCGATAATATAAACATATTCAAATCCTTTATATGTTCTGTCC